TATATGGTATTAAAACATGATCTTCAAGCAGGTAAGAAGAATAAATATAATGTAACTTTCTTACCACCTGATGATGTAGTTCATTGCTATTATAAATTAGATCCTGATACATATCGTGGTATCTCTGACTTATATAAGTCTATGATACCAGCTAAGTTATTCATTGGTCTATATATTACCAATACTATTGGAGCAATGACTCGTGCGCAAGACCGTCGTGTATACTATGTAAAACAATCTGGTATTGATACAAATATCTCTAAGATTCTATTAACTACTATTGATCAATTGAAACGTCAAAACTTCAATATGCGTCAATTAGAATCTATGAAGAATGTATTGAATATCCTAGGTCGATTCAATGACTTTGTTATTCCAACTGACAATAGTGGTAATGCACCAGTACAGTTTGAAGTTATGCAAGGTCAACAAATTGACCCACAAACTGACTTGATGGAAAAACTCCAATCAATGGCAGTCAATAGTACTGATGTACCATTTGAAATAGTACAAGCAAGACAATCTATGGACTATGCTATCCAAGCATCCATGTCCAATAGTAGATTCTTAAAGAAAATCTATAATAGACAAACTGTAGCTAATAGATTCTTATCATCTATTATGACTAAACTCTATAGAGGTGAGTTTAATAATCCAACAGCGGTTATTAAAGTTAACTTACCAACTCCGATGTTCTTGAATCTTACTAATACTAACCAAATTATTCAAAATGCTAATGATGTAGCACAAGCTGCAATGGAAGCATTCTCTGATGATTTAGATGATAACGCTAAACAAATCTTCTTCAATAACTTAAAAGGTAAAATGCTTGAAAGTTATATTGATATGGAAATGATTATGCGTGTTAAAGAAGCAACTAAGATTGAATATGCTGCTAATACACAACAAGATCAAGGTGACGGTGGTTACTAATACAACAAAATACGGTCATAGGCTATTAAAGCCTATGACCATAAGTTGTTTATTTTTATTTGGATAAGGTGAAAACTAACTTTGCCCACAGCAGCAAAGAAAGAATGACTACGCATGAGGAAGTCCGTTCATGTGATTTTAGCAGATTGCAATTTGAGAAGAGAGGTCTTCCATCCATCCCCTGATGGAAGAATTTTGATCTATTCGTCCAAAATCGGAGTTCCCATGTATATATTATTAAACGTTAATCAAGCGTAGGATTTTGATTTGTATGATGAGTTTTGTTCACGAAGCATGTATAGAAATTTTTATTAGTAGGTATTATATAGGAGTTTTGTGTCTAATTATCTTCATTAAATCCTCATACGCAGTCAATATATTGTTACAAAAATAAAAAGAATAAATGGACTAGGAGATTAACTCCTAGTCCACTGTTGTTTATTCTATTATTAAAATCTATTAACCAGTATAAGAAACGCCTTTACCAGTGTTACCTTCACCATTAGGAGTAAGGATATTACTATATGGTTTCATGTGAGTTACACCAGAGTAAGTCATTTCAGATTCATCCCAAATTGTACCTTTACGTACCCAATCAAGTAAGCTTTGAGCTTTTTGGTTGATGATAGTATTAGTAATAGGGAAACCAGAGAATTCAACAGACAATTCTTTGAATCCAATATCACCACGTTCGATATTGTAGATATTCAAGTCAGCGTTAGTTGGTTGAGCAGCTACGATATAGAATGCTTTTTCAACGTTCATCAAAGTATTATCAGTTACAATATATAAGAAGCTAAATACTTCTTGGTCAAAACCAGGTTCTTTGATAGTACCATCTTCAATAAGACCATGATAATGTTTAACTTGAGTTGTAGGGTCTTTAACACCACGTAAGAACAACTCATGAACTTTAGTCATGATAGAACCAGATTTTTCGAAATAACGCATAGTAAAGGTAGAGCCAGATTGGCTATTAACTTTATTGATTACGTTAATGGATTTAACACCATTTGTCAATTCTGCAGTATCGGAAGTCATGTTATCAATGCCATCTAAGCCACGGAATTCATATTCTAATACATGCACATATGTATCAATAAGTTTTTGGTATTTATCACTTTTATCTGCCAAAGCTTTCAAGAAGTTTGGGATAGTTAAAACGATAAGCATACCATAACCAGATTCAAATTGGTTAAATTGATGTAAGTTAGCCCAGTCAGTTACACCACGGAACAAGGCATATTGTGTCAAATCACGAATTTCTTTAGTGCCGTCGAAGATAAAGTTAACAGCACCAGCAGTACGTCCAGCCATATTATTTATCCCCCTTAAGCATTAGCACTAACAGTAGTTGCAATTGGAATAGCAACGATACGGAAGATTTCAGCTTGTGCGAAATCTTTGAAAGATACTTGGATAACTGCATAAACAATTTTGTTTGCTGCATATGCAGAATCAGATTTGAAGTCAATAGAGATAGAAGCAAATTTATTAGCGTTGTTGTTAATAACTGCTTGTACGTCTTGTTTATAGTCTTCAAAGTCAGTACCAGTAATGAATTTATAACGGGACTTAGGACATGCAATACGAATTTGTTTAATCAACTCTTGAATAGACAATACGTTATTAGCATAGCTTAATTGTGTAAAGATATCTTGAGAAGTATATTCGGATGCAAGAGAGAAGATACCGTTATAGTACTTACCAAAGTTAATACGAAGATCATCCATTTCAGCAACTTGGTCACCTGCAGGAGTAATCTTAGGAACGTAAGATAAAGTACCTTCGATGATTTCTGGAACAGTCCAACCATTGCTTTGACCAGCACATACTAAGGAACGACCATTAGAGAAGTGCATACAAATCAAACGAGCAATAGCATAACCCATAGTAACTGTAATTTGTTTACGAGTATATGGATCGAAGATATCGAAGTATTGACAATAAGTCGCAACGTAACGGTTATTACCACCAGTATTCAAAGTTTTAGCATTCTTGATTGCAAGAAGATTGCTAAGACCTTTAGTACCCATATCACGGAAATAGAATACGTCTTGACGGAAAGAACAAAGTGTTTCAATAGCACGTTTTACAATATGAGGATAGTTAGCATCGACAACAATATCAATTGGGTTATTATCGATATCATAGATATCATCATTGAAAGCACCATTGTATACTTTAGCCATTTCTGTAGCATATACAGATGTAGCATCAGTCACACCTTTATAGTTAGAGATAGGAGATGTACCGAAAGTATCACCATTATAACCACCAGTCAATGGATGACCAGCAAAGCTATCAAGTTTAACTGTCGCTACACCATCATTAGTAGATTCTAGTACTTCAAAAGTTTTGAATACATCACCTTTCCAAGTACGAGCACCAATGATATCAGATTCACGTAAACGAGTTTCAGAGATGCCAGCAATAGCTGCTACTTTAGCATAGAATAATTGCATTTGGTCTTCATAACCATAGCATTTAACTTGCTTAGAAGTACGTTTAACTACAGAATCAAAGAATAAGTTGTATCCAGCTTCAACTTCAGAAGGATTCAAAGAGAATACAATAGATTCTAATGTATTACTGTTTTCATCGATATCCAATACGTAACGTGCAGATTGTGCAGAACGAGACAAAGTGGAATCAAAGGAAATAGTAATATTCTTTTGAGATACACCACGACCATTATCCATAATCAAGAACAATGGGAATTTGTTATCTTTTTTGTTTTTGTATTTATCATAGAATGCTTTTGCAGTAGCAACGTAGTCATTACCATGAACGTTTTCTTCAGCAGCCAAAGTTTCTACAGAGTAGTTAACTTGACATACTTTATACATAGCAGCAATGCCATCTACACCAGCTTCTTCTTTAGTGTATGTAGGGCGTTGTGCTGGATCGGAAATAGATGCTACATCAGTAGCTTTCCAATATAAATCAACTGTTACATAAGAGCCATCAGCTTTAGTAATAGGAGATCCAGTCAATGGATCAATTTTAATTCGAGCTTCTTGACGAGAAATTTCTTTCACATGAGCAACTACACCTAGCATAGCTAAACGAGAAGTTGGGTCAACAACACGTTTTGCATAAACAATACCACCGTTGTTGATTACGTTAGCAGCTTGGAGTAATGGTTGACCATGACGAGCAAACGAGATTTCACCATATTGATCGAAGAAATCATCGCCTTGCCATTTAGTATATTCTTCAGTCCCTTTATCAGATGTAAAACCAGCAAATACAATTGGTCTTGTAGTAGAGTCGGCTACATTCAGAGAGGGAATATAACTTTGGTCTTCAAGAATGATTTTTGTACCAATCATAATCTTTTATTTCCTCCTTAATAGATTTTAAATAATAGTTATAAACGAATCCTAGATGGATACTATTTAAACTTTTATTCATATGTTAATTATGGCTATTGCATAAGGATCTTTTCCATTGGAGAGTCAACTTTATTCTTATTAATAATAGAGTTGACTACCGCATCATCCCAGTTTTCTGATGTAATGGAAGTAAATGCAGAAATATACTTAGGTACCATCTTAATTGATAATGGTTTATACCTATGCATATCAGTTTCCTTAGCTAAACGGAATGGAACTGATTCATCTTTAACAGATCTACATAATTCAGATACTAAGATGCCAAACATCTGTGCAGAAATACCGAAAGAAGAACCATTGAATTTGATAGAATCCATTAAGAATGAATGTAATTTATCATATGCAATTACATTAGGGATATTACCAGTAATCATGAATAGTCTAAACATATTTTCAACGTTGGTAATATCCTCAGGTGAACCAGTATTTACTATAACTACATCGTCTTTCTTAAAATGTAGAATACGATAATCTACTGGAACTGGAATCTTCTTATCTAAGATATAATCTTTTACCTTTTCAATAGATGATGGCATAGTAGATATAAGAACTGGATGACTGAATAGTTTAATACCATAGATTGATTTCCCTTTAGAATCAAATACTTCATAAGAGAATAGTCCTAAAGTATTTACATATTCACCAGCTTCTTCGGCATACTTCATATGACCATCATTTCTAAAATAATTCTCTGGGATATAGAATACTAGTTCTCCATCCCCTTTAAAACACGAAGTTCCTGCGCTTCCTTTCGCATCGCTTCTTTCTCTTCCATTCCCATCATCGGATGTGCCTTCCCCTGCACTAGCTTTTTCATCATTTCCTTTTGATGTTCCTTGTCAAGCATTCGGAATATCTCAAAGCCCTCATAGCCTGATGCTTCACGGAGACCCTTAATTACTTCATAAACAAAGTCTTGAAATTCTTCTGGGCTACCATAAGTCTGCTCGAGTGCAAAATATCCCATGAGCTGATAGCCCCAACTCAAGCCCAATGGATGGGCCATCACTGGCATAAATTCCACGTGGGTGTAGTTCATCTCTACCAGATACGGAATGAGTTCATCTTTTAGTTGTTTGAAGGTGTAGGAACTGTGATCCTCATTTCGTTTCCAAGATCCTGCATGAACCTCGTAAATATTAACAGGTCGTTCCTTAAAACCAAGTTTTTTACGGCGTGCTCTCCAGAGACCATCTTTCCAGTTTTTCTCTGGAATGGTCTTAATAATAGATCCTGTATTGGGTCTCTTTTCCATCCA